CATCCAGATAGGAGACCTTGTTCACGTTTTTGAAGAGTTGTCATGAGGACAATAATTGTTTATAGGGCTCAAAGGGTAAGAGCGATATAATATTTCCACTAATCCCTTCACTAGTGGATATGAGAGATGTAACCCCCGTGATCTCGGTTAGAGGAGGTGAGGAAATGCTCACCAACTTATTTAGTATAACAAATCTTTACATTTATGTCAAGACCGAACAATTATAAGCATCCTTTATGACCCATATAATCATAGCATATCTTACATAAATAGATTTTTAAAACTGTAGAGGCACGACTCGAACGTGCAAGACCTACCACGCTAATGATTGATCGGGAGAGAAACAGTCTCCTGTGTTTACCTATTTCACCACTCTACATTGACCCTGAAGTTAATCAGGGATTGCTTGCATGATACGTGTGACTCCTATCCCACCACCTGATCTAGGAAAGAAATCGAACTCAAGGAACTTCTCAAGTTCTGCTTCTACTCTTTCCTTACCAAATAAATTAATAATCAGTTGAGCATACTGTCCATCTGATATTGTGTAGAATGTTTCACGCATCTGTTCCTTATCGGTGCTACGTTCTGCACTACCAATGGTCTCCATACCGTTTAGTATAACATCAATCTTCTTACTTGTATCATCAGCATTACGTGCCATGTTCCAGAAAGGTGATGTCCATTCAGGGAACCTAGTAATCATACCTCTAGATATTTGCTTCTCATGTTCATGATCTAGTTCCTTGGTATTAAACTGGAGAGTCCAATCATCATAGGTATTAATATTTTCTTGCTCCAAAGGTATACCCAAGTGCTCACATAATTCTAGTTCCATTTCTCTGAGATCATCCACTCCACCATGCATCTCAAACTCAAACATAGGGAAGATAACTTCGTGTCTACCTTCTACAGGGTTTGGTTCTTGTCTATATGATGTTGACACACAGAAGAAACCTGGTGCTTCAGGATTAGAAAGTAGTTCATACTCCAACCACATCTGCCCTGTCTGTGGTAGTGGCCATATCTCACCATTGTATTCATAGGTTGCTACTGTTTCTGGATCTTCACAGGCAGCAAGAATACTTAAACGATTCTGAGTATGGACTTCTAGGAAACCTTTAGACAAAAAAAATGACCTTAATAGGTCAACGGTCTTGGTATATTTTTTGGGATCAATAATGCTTGTCATTATTTCTGGGCAAAACTATATTATTTATCACTAATTATTTTGTAAATAATGATACGTTAGTGCTTGTCGATATATCTTCATATTTTTTTAAGTATTTTTGCTGTATATATAGAGATAGGTTTGGTGTCACTAAATGAAAAGATTCTTACCTATCGTAATGTTATTGATGACTGGTGCTGTGGTAGCACCATCAGCTAAAGCTGATATGACATCCAGAATGACTTCTAGTGTTCAACTACAAGTTAATGCTGCTGCAACACAGATGCAAAGAATTGGATCTTCATTCAGTATCACTGGTAATAATGTAGATACAACTGATGGAACCACTGCTAATACAATTAGTGCTGGAACTATAACTTCAGGTGTATATGCTCCTGGAACTATAGCGGCAGTTCAGGATGATCCAGGCGAATCGTTCAGCTTCACTCAGGCATTTACTCAAGGTGATGCGATTGATACAACTGGACCTGACATTGGTGATGTTTCGGCATACGGTGATCAGTTGTCTACTGCTGCTGGAAGTGCTGGATCATTAGCTGGTACAGTAACTAGTCAAGGTGCTTTGACTGTAACGGCTGGTGGAGCTGGCACAGTAGCTACTGGACAGTTTGTAACTGAGCTTTCAATCAACTAGGAAACTAGCTTATGAAAAGGCTTATAACTATATTAGTGTTGACATTAGGTAGTGCTGGTGCTGTAAGAGCAGTGCCAGTGGTACCCAACTTCCAACAAGGCTCAATGACGAGCCACACCGAGACTGAATCGACAGTCACGGAAACTATAAACTCAATTGACTATAGGACAGGATGGGAATACTCAGTGACTGGGGTAGGCGTAGAAAACAATGGTGCAGCCCTCAACCCCAATGTGACCACAACAACAGTGCAAGTCGCACCAACCGTGGGATCAGACGAAACAGGAGCAACCGCAGCAGCGACAACTTCTTCGTTCGATTCTTTAAACTTCAACGGTCAAAACAATTTTACAATAGCAGAACCTGGTGGAGCCTTTCAATTTACCCAGACATATTCTGGACCAGGAATGACAAATCAGACAGTAATACAAAGAGTAACAAGCATACAAAGCGTCACAGATACAACAAGTACCTTTACTCAATAGCAACTTTAAGTAGTCTTTTGACACCAAACGTAGCACTTGCACAGGGTGTTGGTGGAGTTAGTGCTACTGCTAATCCTATCGCCAACTCTTCTGGCTCAGTCACGAACCAGGCAATTCAAGTACTCCAAGGTCCATACATAACTAACACCTATGGTGGTGGTGTGCAGTGTCAAGGTAGCACGTTTAACCTTACACCCTATGTTCAGTTTGCAGATAGTAGAAAGGATCCTTGGGAAGACTTCTATAACGAACCGCAATATAATACCACTGATGCTACAGGTAAGATGGTTCCGACATATGTTACTGTCAAGAACTACCCGTGGGAAGAGTGGTATGATGATAGAACATATGTCTCCGATGGAACTGATGGTAATACTATTGGAGAAACAATTAGATGGTTCCCTGATGGATCAGATATAAGTATAATTCAAGATATAGACAGTGCTAATGGTGTTCCTGATGTAGTTGATGCTGGTGGAGAAATGACACCATCATGGTTTAAACCTGTGCGTACTGATATGAGAGCAAACCAATCATTTAACGTAGGTTTATCTGGTACACTCTCTATACCACTGAATAGAAAACTAATGAGGCAGTGCCATGAGGCTGCAGCAAATCAAAATGCTATGGCTGCTCAATTAGTTGCTAACAAAAGATTAGACTTTGAGATCGCTCGTCTCAAAAATTGTGGTGAACTCAAAAAACAAGGTATCATGTTCCATCCTAACTCACCATACTTTAGTGTATGTGCTGACGTAGTTGTTACTGCACCTGGCGGAAAGATACTTCCACATGAGCACCAGATACCACAACCACAGTGGACTGCTCCTACTTCTTCAACGCCTTCCGAAGTTCCATTACAGCCCGATTCCGATCCCGTTGAGCAAGAAGTCGTTCCCGTTTTGAAAGAACAGGATCCTTCTTCCCAAGTATCGATTTTACCTTTGCAACAACCTTCTTTATCACGGGTTTCACAACTTTCAGAAGAAGGTCTGCTAGGGGTTTGGCAAGTAGGGCAGAGCTTGTTGCAACCAGAGCAATAGTAGCAGTAGTAGATACAACAGGAACCGATGGGAGGTATTGTTCTGTAAAGGATATTACCTCCCATTGTGTTTCGCATATCTTTCCGTCAGGAGTTAATTTATATCCAACAACCTTTTCTGTGCCTGCCTGATTCAGGTCTCCTATTCTTCTTGCATTAGGTGGAGGACACTCTACCTTTCCAGCAGTTTCACCTGGTGTTTCGGGTGGTGATGGAGCATCTGGTATCTCAGGTGTAGGTGGATCTCCAGTATCAATACCTTCAGGTGCTTCTTCTGAATCTTGATATACAGTCTGCCAACTTAATCCTCTATAATCATAGTCTGCTGGATCATAATAAGGAGCACCTGCATCACACAATACTGTATTACCTTTGGGGTCATCATCGACCAACATTTTATTTCTAGATCTCTGCTTTACATTCTCCTTGTGAACCTTCACACAACCTGGCATGTTAACTATAGGAGTGCCAGCAAGAACAGTAACAGGAACAGTTGGAGGGATTGCTTGTGGAGGATCTGCCATCCACACTCTAGCATCAGCAATAGCACTAACACCAATAGGTTCTATATTTGTATCTGTTGATTGAATATTTGACACAAACTGTATTTTATTACCATCTACTTGTATGTTAGTAGGACCAGCTACTTGTATTAGATTAGTATTAGTTACTGGTATGCCGTTTACATTTACTGGATACACTGTATCAGTGTAAGGTATACCTGAATCAACAATGGGTATATTACGTATCTCACTCATGATACTTTACCACCCCATTCAGAATCAGGATTCAGTTTATCCATATAATTAAACCCACTACCTTCAGGGTAAATATATTTTCCATTCTCATCAAAGTTTGGACCTACCTTCTTTGCAGGATATGTGGGATAAGGTCTCAACCCTGCTCTCATCTCATTACCCTTTCTTCTTCTCATCTCATTACCAGTCTCATGATCTTCAGGCATTTGTGGCCAAGAAGTTCCTAAGATCCTTTTAATATCTTCTTTAGTATAACCATTAGGATGCATTTTCTATCACCTCTCTGTCAGGAATAATATTTAAGTCACCTACAATACCTCCTATAACAATAAAGGCAGTAAGCACAGCACCAGCACCCCATACCCATTTCTCTAGTGCTCGTATTCTTTCTCTTACATCTTCATTTAATTTAGTGATCCTCTCGTCTGTCCTATCAATTCTCTTATGAATCAATTCCATACGACGAGTAGCATTCTCAAGAGTGCTATCAATGACAGCAATCTTTACATCTTGCTCTGAATCCTTTTCTGTAATGTCACTCATTTTTGGATTCTATGATTGCCTCTTTAATAACTGTCTTCAACTGCCTTAGTTTTTTCTTACCAAGACCTGCTCGTGCGTCTATCTTTACTTTAACCCAGTAAAGACCAATAATAACAGCAAGAAATGGTATAGCATCTGCCCATGAGATAGCATTATATGCTTCAGCAGCATCAGATAACATTAAAAAAATCATTTAGGAACCTCCTGCCTATAATCTTGTTTAGGAACTGTAATACCCTTAACAGGTCCAGAACTCTTTGGCCAGTTATTAACTAACTGTATATAGATTTCTTCTCTTACTACTTGCCTTATCTGTTCTATCTGGGCATCCTGTCTCTTCTGTGGACCACCTTGCATCTTATCGATCTGGTGATTGCCACCAACAAAAGCACCAGTTCCAAGAACTACTGCTGCTGTCCCTGTAGATGCTACTTTACCGATGTCCATTCTCGTATTCCTCAGTAGGTATAGACCATTCAGCGTATACACGCCTACCAGTTTTACCGTGTAAATCTATATATACTTGATCGTTACTCTGCCAGTGTCCCAAACGAACGCCTAATCTCACGTAACTCCTCAAAATTTTTCTGTTTAGTGCCGCCATCATATTCCCAAGCATAACCCTCCGTAATCATTTGTTCGTTTAGTGAAACATCAGCATCGCCAATGTAGAGCCAACCAAGAAGCCTACCATACTTCCCAACGCCACCCTTAAGTTCAGTTCTAATAGTGAGTTCTTCATCACCTTTAATAGTCTCAGTAAGTTTATCCTTCATCCAATTTGTAGCATGAAGACCTAATTCTTTTTCTTCTAGATCTCTAGTCCTCTTCTCTGGAGTATCTACTCCCGCAATTCTTACCCGTTCTTTCTTGTATAAATCGAATCCAAGATCGATCAGAACATCTATCGTATCCCCGTCTAATACTTTCACTATCTTTGTCACTCGGAAGTTGTAACAACTCTTCCGACTTGGTGGGGTCATTTTTCCCATCTTCTGTATCCTCCCAAAGGTCATCTATCGCACTATTTATAGATTCTTCTGCGGGGGTTCTATTCTGCTCTGCTTCCCAATTCCTTAAGTCCTGAATCATCGCATTCGGATTCAGTGGAGATGTGACTATGAACAATGTCGTTAGGATTCCACTCATCGTATTTAAATATCCAGTAGAGTGTAACACATACTCCGATTAAGAGCAATCCTATCATAATATTTATTGACCAGACTACATCACTCAATCCCTTTGTCTCCAGTCGTCAGACCGTTCATTATGAAACCAGTCTACCACATCTTGTGGATCTCCGAAACCCCTACGATGTTGAGTTGGATCGGGGTCTCCAATATTCAACTCATTCAGAAAAGAATCTGTAGGATCTGTAACCATTCTTCTTGCAGTATTCATCATACCTCTAGCAGCAGTGTTTGCCTTTGCTAGTTTGTTTGCCCAGATCATATCCTCTAAACTAACTTCAACTCCAGCAGCAATGTCTTTACATATTGCTGCTAACCTCAACCGATATTGAGTAGATAGCATAAGGTTAACATATGTTTACGATTATTTATGCTTATACCTATGGGGGTTACGAGGTCCATCTATAGAGAAAAACGCTATGGGTAGAAACATTACCCAACTGAATAGAGCCAGAGTATTCATATTCTGTCCTACCCATTCTATTAGAAGTTTAAGCATATGCCTGTGCTGCTAACCAAACTGATAAACTTAAAGAGGTTCCCATGATAGTGATTCTACTCATCCACCACATTATTTCATGTTTCATAACTAATGTCCCATTGGAATACCAGCTGCCATAAAGTCAGCAACTTTTTTTACTTCTTCACTCACACAATAATCAATAAAATGAGGATGCTCCTTTAGATAAGGGACATCCTCTTTAGAATTTGCTATTGCGTTATATGAATCTACAGCGTACTCGCAGATTTCATAATGGTGTAATTCTGTGTCGTGATAACCGACAGTGTAATGCTTCTGTTGAGTCAGGGGCATGATCCTTCAATCCCATACTACCCATATTTATAGCATACTTGGGTAATTTTGCCTATCTAAGTGAGGACTCACTGACTGTGTGTTGATATTCTAGTTTGTATATCCTACTGCTGCAATTTCAACACCATTACCTGTCACATAGATTTTATCAGGTGCATACTTTTCAACATACTCAACAGTATTATTAAGTTGAGTGAAAGACCCAATAATATTATCAGATGAATCGGTTCTGAATACAACCACATTACCAGCAGTTGCTACTATTCTTATAACAGTAGCACCACTAACAGTTGTTGCATTACCACTTCCTGCTGCTAGATTTGCCTTCTGACCTACTGGTAAAATCCTTGCCATTTCTTTATAAACTCTTGATATAATTTATTTATAAAAGGATTGCACCGATGATAAATCCTTTGGCAAATGCAATACAAGTCACTTGATAATCAGTCCATCCGAACTTATCTTGGCACTTTTTAATAAATGCCTTATCCCATTCAACTACTTTGTCGAATGCTCCTTTAATGTTTAAGTTCCACATAGTTTATAATTGATAAGGTTTGTCGTCAGTTGTTATCTTGATAGGTGCTTGCTCAATCTTAATTGTTTGAGTAGGACCAGTCTGTGATGCTTTCTCAATTAATAATTCTAAATCTTTTTTAGTGATGCCACCACCACCATTACCACCACCGTTGCCATTACCATTACCATTGCTCTGCATCTTCATAGTTCCATCACCCTTCTTACTAGCAGTCTGGATTCCAAAGCTAGCTAAAACTCCTGTAAAAACCGAAGCTATAAATGTTGGATCAATTTTCTGTTGTGGTACACCTGGAATGGCAACATAATTTAATGTCAATATTCCACCCGACCAGGCAAGAACAGTAATTCTCACAAAAGTAGAGATGATTGCTGCTTGCTCTTCAGCATCTGGTAGTATAGCAGACTTTACTTTACCAAGAAAACCTTTCTTCTTTGGTTCTTCATGATGCTCTTCTTCAAGAACTTCTTCCTTTACTTCGTCTGCCATTCTAATAAAGCAACTACCCTATTTAGAAATTAGGAACTCCCAACCCACCAGAAGGTATAGATGCAGAAGGAGCAGCATCTGGTTGTGTTGCCATAGGAAGTCCTACATCACCAGTAAGAGCACCACCGCCTAGAGCAGCTCCACCAATGCCTCCCATAACCTGTGATTTAATGCCATCAATGATGGAATCTCTGTTGACATATACATATACGCCACTAGCAGCAATGGCACTAGATACAGCGAAAGACGCAACAGCAAGTACATTTATAACTTTTTGCATTTTATTACAGCAAGTAAGTTATTTATTATAATACGCATCGTAATATTTGACAACCCCTGCCGATATCTTATGACCTTTCTTTATCCATTCATCGGCACATTCATAAATGGATTGATTAGAATATTTTCCTTTTCCAAATTCCTTAAACAAAATCATTAAGACATGCTGCCTTAACTTTAACTGTTCTTCTGTTATTGTTTCATTCATGTTAGTCATCCATCATGTAAGCCATCATAGTCATAAACATGGTAGTTGTCATTACGACTCCGACTACTACCATGAATACCATTTGATAAATTTCTGCAAAGTTAATCATATTAAACCTAGTGAACCTGCTGTGAAACCTACTCCACAAAAGAATGCGAATTCCAAAATGCCATGTGCTGACGGTGGAATTTCTAAAAATTTTGATTTTAAACGAGTCATTTAAGCTTGTGCTCCTCAGCTATAGGGTTAATTAAAAACGAATGATAATCCGTTTGTATACGC